GGCTGTCGTAACTGATGTATAGTTACAGACTTAGCGTACTGACTTTTGTAATTACTTTTAAACGCCTTTCCTCCAGCTTCTGGTATCGCAGTATTTTGCCAAGCATCAAAATATTCCTTTACACCATAATCATTCATAAGATAAAAAGTCATTGAGACATCATCGACAGCGTAACCATACGCTACCTTTTGAAACTCCATACCTATTCTTCTATCGTTAGTAAGCGTTATTTTGCCGGGTAATGTAACACTGGAACAAAGAATGTTTAGTTCTCTTCCTGATGCTCCACCTCCGCCACCAGTTAACAATCCAATTATTCCTTGTAATAATCCACCGCCACCACCAAAGTTTGTTGGTAACGTAACTAGGAATCTGTTTGCTCTTGCAAATCCTAACTTTGTATTGGCTAAAGCTTTTAATTCATCGACACTATTAGACACTTGCTATCTTCCTTGAATCTGAATATACTCTTCCAGCAGCAGCTTTCTTCCAACTTGCAGTTGGTAAAAATGTAGCGATTTCCCACTCAGGTGCTGGTATTTGTGCGAATCTAGATTTAACGTGATTTAACAAGTAATGTTTAAAGCATGGTTTAAAGAATCTAAATCTTGATGCGCCTTTAAGCAATTTGTATGTTAAAGTAAATCGCGTTGATTCATCATATTTTTTATTATTGACTACGTCGAGTAAACTATCTAAAAATTTTGCTCTTAAAACAGGAGGAATATAGTGTAGGTTCAGTCCTTTAAAACCGCCTTCAGCACTTTCAACTGGTATAACTAATGGAAACGTATCGTAATATGGAAGCTTGTCTTTAAGTTTAGGATCATAAAAAAACATCATCATGCTACCTAGCATTGGACTACTGACTTTATTGATCTCATCTTCTCTCATTAACGCTTCACGATTTATACGTGTAAGTTGTTGTACTCTTCTACGAAACCAATCACGCGATTCTTGTGTGCGTGGTGTGATACCTTTACGAAAAGCTTCAAGTTCAAGTTTTTGAAATAAGTTACTCATAAGTCTATTTATATCGTTTTCTACGCTTTTTACGATATGTAGGTAGTGGTTTATATGACTTAAGTTTTCCCGGAACTGGTTTCGATAAAAGTTTCATTTCTTGCAATGTCTTTTCAGTCCATACTTGAAACTCCCACCCTCTATCTTTTGCATAATTATCTGCAGCTTCCCACTTATTCATATTCTTAACGTAAGTCAAACCTTCTGTAATATATCTCTTAGTTCTTTTTGCACCGACTGGAGGCACAGTTTCTTTTTCAGGTTTTATTTCTACTAATAATGTTTTGTCTTCAAACACTATCTTAACGTCGACGTAGTATTTATGATACTTTTTATCAACATCATAATAATATGGCACAACGATTTCTTCAGAACTCCAAGCTTTTACCTTTGGATTCTTATCACACCATTGAAAAACAGCCTTCTCCCATAAAGACCTATATATTATATTGGTATGGTCACCTTTATACTTAGAAATATTTTTCGCTTTGTAAAGACCAGAATAAACCATGATAACCGTTATAAATAAAGAAATAATACTTTAATATTATCTATAAGGATTGCACATGGAAATATTCGATAAAGTCGGACCTCTTGGAGAAACACTCAAAGGTGGAGGCGGATTAAAAAATCCAATAAAAAATTTTAGTAACGTCGAAGGCGCGCTTGACGAATTTGCAGAAGCTGGTCAATCTTTATTAGGTGCTTTATTTAAAAACTTTGGTGCAGGTGGTGCCACATTAGAATATCCATTAGATGTATCTGGCAATCCTGCTTATGCAGCAACAGTATCATTTCAAACTTTAGAGTATACCACACCTGAGTCTGGTAAGAGTCAAAAATCTCATATGAAACAACAAGAAGATAATCTTAAACAGGCAAGGTTAAAAGAAGCAGATGATGCTAGAAATCAAGCTGCAGGTATGGGACTCGTTGATGGATTAAGTGATGGCGCTAATCGTGGTGCTAGAAACTCTAGTAGCCTTGTAGGTGCCGGTGGATCTGATATTGGTGTAGATCTAAATCCTGTTACGGTTTCAGTCGACACCGCCGAAAGATCAAACGTTTCTGGAACTGCTGCGTACGCAGATGATGCGGCCGCATTAAATTTTATTGCAAAGAAAGATACAGAAATTGAAGCCGCAGCTGCAAAGAAATCTACTCCTACAGTTAGAGCAGGTACGAGCTTTTTTCCTAAGAAAGGCGAGCCCACAGTAACAATGTACTTTCCACCAAGTATGTCTTTTGTTGATAACGTTGCATATGATACTAATGCAGAGTTAGGAGCATTTGGCGGTGCTGTTTTGGCTGGGATGCAAGGTGGAATGACAGGAGCTCAAGCCGCTGGCGCTGCTCTTAAAGGTGAAGGAAAAGCAATACTTGATACCGTATTAGGAAGAACGAATACCGGTCTTTCAGAAGGAGTCACTGACTCACTTAAACTTGCAGCTGCAAAAGTTAATAATAGATACAATCCTATTTCAAGTGTTAGAAATGCTATAACTCTGCAAAATAGATTTATCGTTAATCCAAATGTAAGAGCAATATTTAGAGGAGTTAACATACGTGAGTTTCAGTTTCAATTTAAGCTTATAGCAACTTCTCCTGAAGAAGCAAGAACGGTACAAAAAATAATAAAGCATTTTCGAAAAGAACTATATCCAAAGGGATTTCCTGTAAACTTTGGTACTGCCTCTACAGATTTAGGTTATCATTTTCCGAATGCATTTAAAATAATATTTAAATTTGAAGGTAGAAGAAATAAAAATTTACCAAAGATCAAACCTTGTTATTTAAGAAGTTTTAACGCAACAATTAATCCTACAGGTGGTGGATTTAGAAATGATGGACAACCCAATGAAATAGATATTTCAATGGCATTTGTTGAACATGAGACTCTTAAATCACTTGATGTTGAGAAAGGATTCTAATGTTATATTTTAATAATTTTGCAAATATTAGTTATAATTTTGGAGATGAACCAGATCCTGTTATATTTCAAAATATATCTGGATATGCCGATATAATAGATCAAATTAAAGATGATATTACTTTTGCAAACACACATACTATACAAGAAGGATTTAGACCAGATCAAGTATCAATACAGCTGTATGACACACCATTACATTACTGGACATTTTATCTCTTAAATGATAATTTAAGAGAACAAGGCTGGCCTCTACCTAATCAGGAACTAATTACTTATATACATAAAATTTTTCCAAATACAACAATAACTACGAGAGATGGCGACTTAGCTAATAAGTTTAAGATAGGTCAAACAATATCTGGTAACACATCTGGTCAAAGTGGTAAGGTAATAAAGAGAAACATAGACCTAGGTCAAATTATTGTAGAAGGAAACGTGTCTTTTACAACTGGAGGAGAAACTTTTACTTCCACTAATTCTTCTGGCGTAGAGGAAACTCTTGTTGCTGTTTCAGCTGAAAGAGAATATTTATCAGAAAGTCATTATGTAGATGGAAGTGGAGCTATTGTTGATATCGATCCTACTGTAGGACCTGGCGTTTTACTTACTGGCAAAACAAATCAAGACGTATATTATAGCGTAAATGAAAGCTTAAAACGAATTAAGGTTATTAAACCAGATTTAATTAATGGAATAGTGACAAGCTTTAAAAAGTCACTAAGAGGTTAAATGGAATTAGCTGCACAATCAAACACCGATTATATAATCATAGAAGCTGTTATATCATCAACGCGTACTACTACAGAAGTTGATATAAGAACATTGGTTTCTGAATTTATTATTTATGAACATATCGAAAAACCGTATCTAACTGGTAAGTTAACTTTTAAAGAAGAAGAAAATATTTTACAAGATATTGATTTTCAAGGAGGAGAAAAATTAACTCTTACTATTCAACACATGGAAGAAACAATATCTGCTAATACGATCACTAAAGAGTTTTTAATTGATACTATTGATAACGTATTAAGAATTGATGAAAGAACAGAATTTGCTGTGCTGCATTTTACAGAATATCATGTATTCGATTCATCTGCACAAAACGTAAATAAGTCTTATAATGGATCTCCTACTAGTATTATAAAAACAATCACTGAAAGTTTCTTAGATAAAGATGTACTTGTAGAAGGAACAGATGACGTGAGAGACATGAAAATAGTAGTTCCAAACTATCATCCTCTCGAAGCTTGCGCATGGTTAAACAAAAGAGCGACAACTAGTGATGGTCTTCCTTTCTTTTTCTTTTCAACTCTTGGTACAGAAAATTTAGTCTTGAAAGACTTAGAAAAAATGTTAACACAACAACCTATTAACTCTGAACAACCATACATTTATGCACCTAGTGCTGGCGATGGAAATGAGAATAATAAAAATTATTTAATCTCTGATTATAGATATGAGTCACAAGAAAACTTATTAAAGATCATAAGAAATGGTCATGTAGGAGCAAAGTACGTTTTTCATGATACATTTAAAGGTATACCTACAAACGTAGATTATGACGTTGATAATGTGTTTCAAACATTAATAGGTAAGAACGCACTCGGCGGTGAAAACTCTCGATACAATCATTCGCCTGAGTTTACTGTAAAAGGTAAAAAAATAGGTAGACATAATTCTAAAATTGTGTCACAAATTGCTTCTTCCGGAGCTTATGATACTGTAGGAACAACATTTAAAAGTTATCAAGACGAAAAAACAACAGGCGGACAAACTAAAAAAATTAATAGAGAATCATTAAAAGAATTTTTAGTAAAAACTCCACTTGTCATCAAAGTAAAAGGAAGAGAATTTATTACAGGTGATGCAAACTACACGATAGGTAAGACGATAAGAATTAGATTTTTAGATACCAATCCGTATTTAGATGATCAAAATGCAAAGTTTGATTTGAAAAAATCTGGTGATTATCTTATAATGACAGCTAAACATGTTTTTTCAGACGAAGCGGTTACAACCGAGCTTACGTGTGGAAGAGTGGCGTCACTAGGTGTGGAGGTTGAACTATAATGCAAAGTTATTATGGTGATGAAACTAGATGGTTCATAGGGTACGTTGTTAATAACGTTGATCCTTTGAAACTTGATAGAGTTAAAGTCAGAATAATTGGTATTCATACAGATAACACTGAAGATATTCCTGACGATGATTTACCATGGGCGCAAGTTGGTGTACCAGTAACTGAAGACGGTAGTTCTGGACAAGGCGCAAACTCACAATTAAAAATAAGAGCACAAGTCTTTGGTGTATTTCTTGATGGAAAGAATTCACAGCTTCCTTTGGTGTTAGGTTCTATTCCAAAGATTGAGACAAATACAAACTCAGTTGATGAATCATTGCCTTCGGTGTCAATTCCTATTAATGGAAACACTAATATTGAAAAAGCATTTAACTTTTTCATATCGCCTGAAGGTGGTGAATTTACACCTCAACAAGCTTGTGGCATGATTGGAAACTTTTGTGTAGAATCTGGAGCAACTTCAAACAGAGGCGATATCAATCCTTCTGCAGTATCTGGATTTAAAGATGAAGGATCGTTTGGAATAGCTCAGTGGAATCCTGCAAAGAAGGCAGGTGACAGGTTTGGTGAACTTCAAAAGTTTGCTGGTAGAATAAATAAAGATTACAGAGAAATGGAAACACAACTAAGATTCGTTAAACATGAATTAGAAACTCTTCCATATTTAGGACTAGGCCAATTAAGAAGTACAACCACCCTTAAAGATGCCACTATAGTTTTTCAAAATAAATATGAAAGACCAAACAAAGATCTTGCGCATACAGATCAGAGAATAGCATTTGCACAAGAAACAATGAAGAAACTTGGTACCGGTGTTGATGATGATCCAATTAATCCTGAGGAGTAAAACATATGTCTTTTCGAGAATCCTTTAGTCTTAACGGAAAAGCCTTTCA